TGTTACTCGTCCTAGTTTTGAGATTAGTGTTAGTCTTGGTGTTGATAAGTCTCGTAAGTGGAATATGAACCTTACCAGTCAGCGTGTCGTTGCGAGCTTGTTTGGTGATGATACGAGTCTTTGGGTTGGTCAGAAGGTTGTTTTGTTTCTTGCTGATCAGAATGTTCAGGGTAAGATGAAGAAGGTTATTTATGTCCGCGACTAAGTTCCAACGTAGTTGGTCTTGGGATGCTTGGCAGGAGACTGTTCTTGCTCATAGGGGTAATGTTACTATTCGTGCTGGTCGTCAGGTTGGTAAGTCTGAGGTTATCAGTGAGAAGGCTCTTAATTTTGCGTTGGAAAATCCTGAGACTACTACTCTTATTATTGCCGCTTCTCAGCGGCAGTCTAGTTTGTTGTTTGAGAAGGTTCGTGGTCGTGCTGAGGCTCGTGATGTTGTTTTTGCTGAGAAGCCTACTCTTTCTCGTCTTGTTCTTGCTAATGGTAGTCGCGTTTATAGTTTGCCTGCTGGTCGCACGGCATATAGTATCCGCGGGTATACTATAGATTTGTTGATAGCTGATGAGGCTGCTTATATTCCTGAGACTGTTTGGCTTGCTGTTATTCCTATGCTTGCTGTGAGTAAGACTGTTCGTGGTTTTGGTTGGTTGATTACTATCTCTACGCCTTTTGGTAAGGGTGGTTATTTCTTTAATACGTTTACTGATAAGGATTTTCTTGCTATTCATGTTTCTAGTGAGGATTGTAAGCGTATTGATAAGTCTTTTTTGCGTAAGGAAAAGCTTCGTATGACTAAGGCTCAGTATCGTCAGGAGTATCTTGGTGAGTTTTGTGATGAGTGGAATCAGTTTTTTCCTACTGAGTTGTTGAAGTCTTGTATGACTTTTATTGATTGGAGTTTGGAGGAGAAGTGGTTTGGTAGTAGTTTTTATCTTGGTGTTGATTTTGCTCGTTATGGTGGTGATGAGAATGCTTTTGTTATTTCGGAGATGCGTGGTAAGTATTTGCGTGTGGTTAAGGTTCATACGACTGCGCGGGTTTCTGCTATTGATACTATTGTTCGTATTGTGGAGTTTGACCGTTTGTATGGTTTTAAGAAGATTTTTGTTGATGATGCTGGTGTTGGTGGTGGTATTACTGATGTTCTTATTGATCGTCTTGGTCGTCGTGTTGTTGGTTTGAATAATGCTCAGAAGCGTTTGCAGGTTCAGGGTGAGGAGAAGAAGTATGGTATTTTGAAGGAGGATTTGTATTCTAATGCTTTGATGTTGATGGAGACGCAACTTCTTATCGTTATTTCTGATCTTGATTTGTTGCGTAGCTTGAAGTCTATCACGTATCAGTATGGTGAGTTGTCTAGTGGGTATAATAAAGTGAAGATTTTTGGTGATTATTCTCATTTGGCTGAGGCTTTTGTTCGTAGTTTGTGGTGTGTTAAGGAGCGGGGTCTTGATTTGTATTTTCGATAAATATTTATAGCTACTTGCTTTGGAGGAATTTTATGGCTGATACTGGTATTTTTGCAACAACTGTGGAGGTTCAACGTAAAGCTGGAGCTGGTGCTAGTACTACAAGCAAGGCTGAGGCGTATGTTAATGATTATATGACTCAGGTCGAGTCTCATATTAATACTGTTTGCAGATTTAATTTCTCTGACGCTTACGCTTCTTTGAATGTTGATACGAAGAGTATCTTAAAGGAAATTGCTTCTAATCTCGCTGCTATTTATGTTATCGAGTATGATATGAGTGGGTATACTACAAGGACTGAGGCTGAGAACATGATTAATGTGTTACGTGATGCTGCTCTTCGTGGTCTTGCGGTTTTGCGTGATAAGAAGGCGCAAGATTTCATTAATGGAGCTTGATAGTAATGGTTTTTGAACATGATTTTAAGAGTTATCCTGAACTCACTAATTCTCAGCTTGATGTGTTGTTGTTCGTTTCTCCTCATCCTCAAATGACTGAGGATTTTGTGGGCGTTGTCGAGAAGGTGCATGATGGGGATACAGTGACGGTTTCCATCTCGACCAGAGATTTCTCTTTCCCTGTTCGGCTCCTTGATATTGACGCTCCTGAACTCAGTGAGGGTGGGGTTGAAGCGAGAGAGTATTTGCGTTCGAGAGTTCTTGGGGAGACAGTGTTTTTCAGTCTTGATTCTCGTAATCGTGTTGATAAGTATGGTCGATTACTCGCAAGGCTTTTGCATGGTGGTTTTGATTTGGGTCAGGAGATGTTGGGGCTGGGGTATGTTGTTCCTTTTGGGAAGAAGCACGAGGGCGAGCCTGAGAGTGTTGATAAGATTTTTAGTGTTCGTCAGTGGTTTGGTGGTTTCTAATGGCTGATTTGTTTCAGCGTGGTGGTTTAGAGAATGACACAGGACTTCTTAGAGAACGATGGCAACAGGAAGGTAGCGAGCTTATTACTGGAACTATCAGCCACAATGGCGCTGCAGGTGACGAAACCATCTTGACGGTGACTGCTGGGAAGGTTTTTTATTGTAAACAAATTTTCGTCGCTAACGAGGATGCTAGTAATCCAGAGGTCTTGACGATTAAGGATAATACTACTGCTAAAATTACTATCTCGACACAAGCGAGTTCTGGACAGGAAGTAAACTTGGACTCTCCTATTAAGTTCTCCACGAGTGTTTTTCTTAATGGACCTGCTGGAGTGTACTCTGTTACGGTTGCCGGTTGGGAGGAAGAAACATGAGATTTCTTGAGTATACTGAGCGTGCTGATGGGTACTTAGTCGTTACGACTGATGATCCTTCTTTGCCTGAGGTTGCTTATCCTATCGATAAATTTAAAGACTTGGAAGGTTTAAAGAGGGAAGTTGAGAAGAAAATACTCGAGATTAGCAGGAGAAGTGCAAGAAGAAGCACACGCCGAGAAGCACTGATTAACGAATTAGTGCTTGATGGTGTGAGTGAGAGGAGACGAGATGCCTGATACTGATATAGGAGCGACGAGCAATAGTGACCTTAGCGGTAGCATGGTTGATTATAGCGTGCACACCGCAGTAACAGACGCTAACACAGGCATTGGTGAGTATCGTTATCAAATAGAGAACTGGGAGCAGTATCTTGGGTATTATAAGAATATTCCTGAATTACAAACTGCTATCGACACGAAGGTCATCTGGACTTTGGGCGCTGGTTTTGAAGCTGACGAACCGACGACGCTCTTGCTTTCTATCATTAAGGGTAATGGGAAGGACACTTTTAACACGATACTCAGTAACATGATGAGAGTATCCATTATTGCAGGGGATAGTTTTGCAGAGGTCATTCGTGATAATGATTTACTTGTTAATCTTAAACCTCTAGATCCTTCGAGTATGGTTATCGTTCATAATGATAAGGGGCGTATTGTTCGTTATGAGCAAGTGAACAAGACAACCAAGAGCGTGAAGAAGTTTCTTCCTCACCAAATATTTCATTTAAGTCGTAAGCGTATCGCTGATGAAATACATGGTATAAGTATTATTCCCAGTGTTGAGTGGATTATTCTAGCGCGTAATGAAGCTATGAGTGATTGGAAGAAGGTACTGCACCGTAATGTTAGTCCTTTGCAGATACATTATCTTGATACTGATGATGAAGCGAAAATAGCTGCTTATAAGACAAAGGCTGATGCTGCAAGGGTTGATGGTGAGAACATGTATGTTCCGAAAGGCACTGTCGAAATTACTGTCGTACAGTCTCAACTAAATAGTGCAGCAAGCCCGTTGGCTTGGATTGATAAGCTTAATGATTATTTTTTTCAGGCAGTAAACACTCCGCAAATAATTACTGGTAATGGGAAAGAGTTTACTGATGCGAGTGGTAAGATAGTGTATCTTGCTTTTGAGCAGAACGTGAAAGGAGAGCAGTTGTATGTTGAGGAGCAAGTATTGGAGCAACTGAATGTCGAGATTGCTTTGACATTCCCTGCAAGCCTGCAAAATGATGTTATCAGTGGTGACGTAAAAAACGGTCCTTTGGAGGCGAGCCAACCAAATGATACTACAGCAGAGCTGGAGGGGCGTGATTAACAATGATTGAGGCGTTAAGTGCAGAGGCGATACTACAAGGCGGGGCTTTACTTATTGTTGCTTGGGTTGTTTACCAGAACACGATCACTCAGCGTGATGTTATTCGTGGTAATACGAAGATGTGTGCACAAGTAATTTATATTCTTGAGCAGATGGAAAAGAAACATGGCATAAAGCCTTTTAGGGAGGTTGTGAAGAGTGGCAACTAGAGTGAGCGCTGCAAGTATTAAAGAGAAGAACCGTCGTAACACTGAGAAGAAGGCTCGTCGTGACGGAGGCACTTTCACAAACAAAGCAGGAAAGAGTATTGGAATTTCTCAAAGTCATCAGGCGAATAAGAACGCTGGCGTATTAGCTTCTAGTGGCAGTCCTGAGGCGCAAGCATTAAACGCTAGTCTCCCCCAAAAAAAAAATAGTTTTGTGCGATTTGATGAAGCGAATTTCGCGAATAATCCTACAGCCCCAACAATAACGAACGCGAATAATTTACCAAAACAGACTGATTTTAGTAACGCGCCAACAATAGCAAACGCTGCAAATCTACCGCCCGCAAGAAATGACCCCAACATGTTTGGAGCAGATAGTATCAGTGAGACCCCTGAACAAATGATATTAAGCACGCAACTACCCGGGGCTGGAGCCCTAGCAAATTTCGGAAAAAATCTCGGAAAAACATCTTTAGAAAAAATGAGTCCGCAAGCAAGAGATGCTTTATTAGGTGCCGGTGCACAAGTAGAGAGGGGTGTGGCGACTGCACGAAGAGATTTAATGATGATGAATCAGAATCTTGTTGGAAATTTTGATGATATTATGCAACAGTTAAGCAATCCTGTAAGAAGAGC